TCATCCATGTTGCGCCTGTGTCGCGTCGATTGCAAAAAGAGCTTGCTCGGCAGCCGCCATTTCTGCTGCTTCATCCTGCGCGGGGAAGAGATGTCCATAGGTGTCGAACGTCACCTGAATTGAGCTATGGCCCATGCGAGTTTGGACCGCTTTCGGCGTGAGCTCTAGCCCGCCATCTGCCTTGCGGTTGATGCACCAGCTCGCGAACCAATGCCGCAGTGCATGAAACCCCGAATACTTCGGCGCCAGGACCGGCTTTCCTTCCTCATCCATCTCGTCGGTGGTGATGGTGACGCCCGCGGCTATCAGTGTCGGCCATAGCCCGCGTTTGAGCATGTTCTGGTGGTCCTCGATCTTCCCGGCCGTGTTCGGGAAAACAAGTCCGGCCTCGCTCTTTGGGCAAGCCAGCTTCCATTCCTTCAGCGTGTTGACCGCGATCGGGGGCAGGGGGACCGTTCTCTGTCCGGCCTCACTCTTTGGCATCCCGACTTCGCCATAGCGATCGGCGCGCTGCCTGACGTGCAGGATGCCTTTCTTCAGGTCCACGTCTTCCCAGCGGAGCCCGCGCGCCTCGCTCGATCGAAGGCCGGTGAAGATCATCGTAACGAGCAGAGGGCGATATCGGCCGGTAGCAGCGTCCAAGATGGCCCGGATCTCGGCGTTGGTTGGAATATCCACCCCGACTCGCAGTTTAGCCTTCGCGCGCTTCTCAGAGGCTTTCGTGCCCGATCTGGCTTTGGATAGCTCATGGACCGCATTTCGGACCACCAGGCCGCGCCCTTGGGCGTCTGCAAGGATGCTGCCGAGACTGACCGTAATCCGCTTGATCATGGCGCTGGAGCGGCCTTTTCCTCGAAGGTCATCCTGGAAGGCTCTCAGCCACGGCGCCGTCACCTTCGTTAATTTTACCGCTCCAGCAAGCGGGATTATGTGAAGGTTGAGGTGTTGCCGGCGCTGATCCATCGTCGTGCGCTCCAAGCCGGCAGCATCGCCAGACTTGAGCCAGAGTTTGCCGGCTTCCTCAAGGGTGATGGTGGCACTGTCCGCAACGTGCACGCCTTCCCTGACCTCGACAGAGGCCGTTGCGGCAAACTGGTCCGCTTCCTTCTTCAGTCGGAACGTCTTCAGGCGGCGTTTGCCGCCGGCGTCGCGGTAATCCACCACCCAGCCGCTCTTTTCCTCGCCCTTCGGTGTGGTCCATATGCGCTTGCGGACTGACATGGCGGGTCACTTCTTTGGTTTGCCGACGGTGCCATCAGCCTCATCGATAATGCGTTCGATGTCTTCTTTGATGAGCTTCCCGCGCTCTATAGCCTCAGCCAACCGCAACGCACGTATCCGCTCGAGTTTCGCTTGGATTTCGTCAATCTCGTCGATGAATGACAACTCGTCCAGAAGCGCATGTGGATCAGGGTAGGCGTCCTCCAGTGTCGCAACGATTTCAGCGTTGGTGCTCCTACCCTTACGGTCTGCAGCGGCCTTGATCCGGTCGCGCAGGCCCGGAGGTAGTCTGAGCTGAAATTGCTCGGTGTTTGTGCGGTTGACGCCCATCTACGGAAATTCCCCTGAAATACTATCCAGCAGATACAAACAGTGCTTGACGCGCAATCATATCTGCTGGATACATGTATCTGCTGGATATTAACGAGAGGTTACGCATGGTGCACGAAATTGACAAGGCCTCCAGCTCGATCGAGCTAATTTGGGGAGCAGCTGAAATCGCGAAAGTCATTGGTCGCTCACAGCGGTCGACTTTCCATATGCTGGACAGCGGTGAGCTTCCCGCAAAGAAAGTCGGCGGCCGCTGGGTCGCCGAACGCGGCCAACTTCTCCGGTTCTTCATGGAGACCGCGGCATGACCAAGAACGCAAAAGGCCCGGCAGAGGCGGCAACCTCTCCGAGCCACGGTCCAATCCTTCAAACCCCATCCAAGGATTTCCGAAAATGAACGAGGAAAGCAATAACACCAAGGGCGCCGCTACGCCATCTCTTTCCGCGCGGATCGGTGATGTCCAAGACGTTGTCGCGACCTGCCGCTATCTCAACGAAGCGATTTTCATGGCCGCCGGCGCTCTCATGAATATCGATGCCACAAACGCGCTCCAGGCGGTCTCAAGCGAGATAGAAGACAGACTCCTCGTTGTTCGTGATGGCCTTGATGCAATTCGGGAGGCGCTGCGGTGACACCAACAGCAACTGTGATCGATATCGACCTCATCCGAGCTCGTCGCCGGATTGAAGCAAAAATCGACGAGCTGGTCGCACTTCTGGATCTTATCGACGGTGACCCCGACCTCGAGCCGTACGTCGGCTGGGCCAGCATTGGCAGGGGCTACACGGACGGAGAGAGCCATGATGAAGCGGAAGACGAGCGGGAAGACGACGTCGCCGAGCGCGGCATCGCCGACTTGGACGCCCTGAACCTAACCATGCAGGAAGAGGATTGGTTCGGGACGCTCTGCTTCGACGGCACTGGCAACATCGTCGCCGGAAAGATGCTGAAATCGACGGCAGCTTCCGCGGGGGTTCGAGCATGATGCAAGCTTCCGCATATGGCCGCCTCGGGAAAGATCCCAAGTCGATCAACACACAGTCCGGAAAACCGATGGCGGTCGCAACGATCGCGGTTGCAATCGATGAACATGATGCCCCGCCGCTGTGGCTCGGCATCGTTGCCTTCGGGAAAATTGCAGAGGATCTCCTGCGGCATCAAAAGGGCGACATGCTCGGCGCATCTGGCCGGATGCAAAAAAACAGTTGGGCGGATTCTTCCGGAGAAAAGCACGAGCAATTGCAGCTTGTTGCCGATTCGCTGCTCTCGTCTCGGCTGGTGCGGCCGGTGGGCGGGCGGCGCAAGTCGGAGGATCGCAACAGATGATGATGGCCACCACCAAGACGAAGCGCGACGGGTCCGAGCAGGTCTTGCTCGGAAAGCTGATCCTGAAGGAAAAACCGGCGCGTAAACGTGACCGCCGGATAGACTGGAAGTTTTCGCTCGAAACGTTGCGGCTCCGGGAAATTGAAGCCGTCATTCGCCATCGCCACGGGAACGGCATTCCCGACCCGGAGGGCTCTGACGATATCGAGACCTGCTTCGCATACCTGCGTGCCGTGGCAATGACGCCTGGTGTCCAGGATCTTCGGTCCTGGGCAAAGGTCTGGGCTCCATGGGCTCCGGAGTCGGACCTTGAGGAAATCGCGGGGCAGCGAGGGCGTAGGAAACGCATGCTCGGCGCGGACCCCATCGCGAAGCTTCTTTTTGTCACCATCGCCGAACGGACCATGCTCGGCCTCAAAACGATCGGTGCCTGTGACCTCCCCTCCGAGGCACGGCGCAAGCTCGCCAGCACAGGCAAGCGGAGCCGCGACAGAGCCCGGCAGGAGCAGAAGCGACGCGCTGAAGGTCGCATTCCTCGCACATCCTATGAGGCGGCATCATTGGCACGCCTCAGGCCATGGGAGGCCGAGGGTATGTCCCGCGCTACTTGGTACAGGGCACAGCGTGAGACAGGTCCGTCGCGAGTAGAAGTAATAGGGAAGGGCGACACACCTGTCTCAGAGCAGACTAAGCCGCAGCCGGTGCAGCGCATTATAGGCCAAAGCCGCGTAGCGGGTTTGGTCGAGGGTCTGGGGGATGATCCCCCAGCGGAGCTCCAAGAGGCGGGGCCTCATGGGAGTTGCGACTCTGAGAAGGAGCGAGCGGCATGAGCGCGCTAATCATCCCGTTCCCAATCGACCGGCACCTTGTCTTCATCCGAGAGACCGCCCGCATTCTGGAACGAAAGCAGGGCTCGGCGGCGGATCGGTACTGGCAGCTGACATGTCGCAGACTCCTTGCGCGGCTGCAGGTCCAAGGCTTGTCGCAAGAGGATGCTCGGCGAGAGGTGAACGCGTTTGCCCATGCGGTCTACGCAGAAATGCAGGGGGCCGCACAGGCTGAGCGGGAAAGCAGCAATCCGAAGGGTGCAGCATGACAGACATCGATCTCACCGAAGCCCAAATCCGCAGGATGGAAAAGAAACTGCTCGCCGGCGGCGCTCGACGTTGCACCGTTGTCGAGACATGCAGGAGCGGCAGGAAGCCAGTCGAGAGGACCCCAATCCGGGTCATCCAGGTCTTCGACAAGGACGCGGGCTCGCGCGCCGAGCCGTACATGTGGATTTTCGAGCAGAGGATGTCGAAAGCCTGGGTGGAGTTCGAGCGCATCCACAGCAAGGCCGCGGCAACCCGCGCCGCGCGAAAATACGGGGAAGACGGTGCGGCCGTCGAATGGTGGGAGCGGCGCGCATGATCCTCGTTCGAATCCTCATAACCCGCTGGAAACTCTGCCGTCGCGCAAGGGAGTTGATGAAATGACCCAAGTCCTCAGCGTCGCCCGCTGCGACGACGGCCAGTTCCAGGTCACCGACGAAAGCGGCCACTTGGTCGCAGGTCCGTTCGAAAGCAATGCTCAGGCTTGGGCGGCCCTGGATAACCTCGCTGGCGAACCTCGCATCCCGCGCAAAGCCAAATCTAAACCGGCCGCATCGCCCCAGAAGAGTCGGAAGGGTCGCAAGAAGCGCAAGCAAGCGCCGAGCGCCGTCGAGCAGCAGAAGACGGAGCGGCGCCTGGCTCAGAATGCAGCAAAGGCACCGAAGTGGATTCGGAAAGCAGCGCTAGGGAAATTCGATCCTGCCGGCGTGCGCGCGTACCGAGACTACAAGCTCGGCACATTCGGCGCGGCCTCCGAAGTCCGGCGGATCGATCCTGCGGAATACCTCGCTGAAAAGGCTCGGCGAGGTGAAGCTTGAACCGAGCAGAGAACGGCATCAACCTTCATCGCTTCTGCGAAGGATACGGCTTGAAGATCAAGCCATATCACGAAAGCCGCACACCTCGGCCGGCGAACACGGTCTATGGTGGCCGCTATCTCAAGCGGCTGATGCGCAAAGACATCGATCGGGCGGGCCTGGTGGTGCGCTGCATCCAGTCATCCAATCCAACTTGCTTCGATGACGTCACCGTCTGGGCGACATGGTGCTTTATCGGCGCGCATTTTGCCCAGGGATCGCCCTCCGCAGCGATCGAGGCGTTCCGACGTGTCGATCTGGCTGATATCCGCCAACGCGCTCAGCGACTTATCATGGGCGAAAGCGGGCGCATGGCGAAAACGGCAACAGCCATTTCCATTCTACTGGCGCAAGCCATCATCGACGAGGACAAAGCTGCATGAAGATCAGCGAACGCGAAGCCATCGTGCTCGAACGACTTATCCAGGCGATGGAAACCGACATTGCCTTGCCGGTGCGGGTAGGCCCGAAGGCGTTCGGCTCGTTGATGCCGGAGTACCTGCATACCGACCACGAACTTTATGTGCTGGAGCGGGAAGACTTGACTGAGACCGGCGGCAAGCGTTGGGCCGAGAGAAAGAACGCCAAACGGCTAGAGACGGAGCGCCGAGCTCGCTGCACCCGAGAGCGTATCACCGCGATGGAAGAAGCCTTCGCCTGGGTGATCGAGCACATCGGCGATGAGGAACGCCGCAAGGTGTTGCTGGCATATGCCGAAGTGAAGGCCCGCGGATGGCAATGGGAGCGGTATCTGAGCAATCGGAATCGGCGCCATCCGGCAAAAAGAGCCTGGATTAAACGAACGGTTCAGCGCTGGATTGTTCAATCCTTGCAAGAAATTGCCGCAAAATCGGACAAGGGCGCATTTTTCTTGCATGATGAGGGGCATTTACTCATGGCCCAAATCGAGCCAGAACACGGGTGCAAATCGATAACATCGGGTTTGCGTGCGTGGATGGCTCCTGATGGAAAGCCCGATATGAGGCGGACGTAGAACCAGGCTCCACGCCAGATGGAGAGTTAAAACGCGCCGCCCGTAGCGATCCGGGCGGCTTCGTTGTTTTCATGGCAATAGACAATCATGCGTTTTGGGAGACGTCCGAATCGAACTGGGCGCCGCTGTAGTCCGCCAGGAAATACTTCTCGACTGTAATGGATATGCCCAAGGATTTTGCCGCGGCCTGAATCGCTGTGTCAAATGCCTTCTTTGCCGAATCTCTGTTGTCGAACTCGCCGACCAATGTCGTGTTCGGCAGGCGATACCACCTATTTTTGTTCGGCGCGAAGATCCACACCGTCCAGCCTACCTTACCTGCCTGTTCAAGAACTTCCTCGTAGGGCTGTGGGTTGGTCTTTTTGAGGTCATAAGAAATCACGTATCGGGCCATGCAGCGCGTCCTTTCCAAGTTGCAAAACAGGAATCTGCAAATCGCTTCTGAGTCGCAAGGTTGCCGCATACTTGCCAAGCAGTTGTACGACTAATTCACAGGATCAGTAGACCAGCCATGGCTAAACTCAAGATGGTTCGCCCTCTAGTCGCTACGATCAGGCCTCTCGTGGGCAGGATGCCCGTTGATGAGACGGCCAGAGCAAGACAGGAGTGGCGCGAGGATCGACCATCCCGCCAATGGCTCAAGTCCGCATGGTGGCAGAGAGCCCGGCAGCGCATCCTCGTCAGGGATCAGTATACCTGCAAGCGCTGCGGCCTCCTGGTCCCCGGCAAGGGTGAGGCCCACGTCGACCACATCGAGCCCCATAACGAGGACAAGGCCAAGTTCTTCTGCAGCGACGAGGGCCTGCAAACCCTCTGCGTCATCTGCCACACGAAGCACAAGCAAGCCGAGGAGCGCCGAGCGCGGCTCTGGTAGGAGACAGACAGTGACCGAAACGAACGATGGTATCCGCTTCCTCGGAGACATGACCAAGCTGGATATGAAGCCCGGCGATGTGGCCATTCTCCATGTCGATCGGCATCTGACGGCCGAGCAGCGCGAGCGTATTGCGGATGATCTGTCCGCGATCTTCGGTAAGGGGTCTGCGCTCGTTCTCGAGAAGGACATGAAGCTCGGCGTGGTCAGCCGCAATCTCATGATCCACGCTGATGAAGACGGCAACGTCACTTTCGCATAGGTGAGGACATGGCAATCCCCAAGCCCAGTGAAGCACGCCTCGTCGTTCGACACTACGAGGACGGCAAGATGCGCGTGCTCCTCGACGGGCAGCCAATCCCCGGTGTAGTCAAGGTGGAGGTGGTGCAAGACGGCGGCACGGACCGTTCCTACCTCAACCTCTCCATCATAGGCGTGGCCTATCGGATGGAGACGGCACCGATGAGGCGAGCGCAGGACTGGAGCGTCACTCAGGAAGGCGACGAGCATCAATCAGGCTTCGGTCTGTAACACGAGGCAAACGCCTCTCAGCGGCCCTCTATGCCCGAATGCGGGCCTACCCCAATCATCAAGGGGGGGTGGTCGAAAACCGAAGGGGAAAGTCCCTATGGACACGCGCCCCCCGCATTCGCACAATTTTTTTGGAGCACCGTGAATTTCAGCCATGGTTGGAAATAAAAACAGCGGGCGTCCTGAGTACGCGCCGACAGATGATGACCGGGAGAAGGTTCGGGTTCTCAGAGCCGGAGGCATGTCTCTAGAGGCGATTGCCGAGGCCGTGGGGATTTCCGAGCCGACTTTGCGGAAGCATTTTTCTTCCGAGCTCGATCGCGGCACTGCGAAGGTCCGGGCTGATCTCCTGATGGCCCGTTATCGATCGGCGATGGGCGGGAACGTGGCCGCTCAGAACAAGATGATCGAGCAGGTGTCGGCCGCGCAAGCGCAGGAGAAGCGAGCGCCGGCGAAGGCTCAGAAGCTGGGCAAGAAAGAAGAGCGCCAGGTCGCTGCGCAGAACGTCGGCGGCAGGTTCGCTCCCCCGATGGCTCCTAAGCTGGTCGTGAGCAACGACAAGTGACCTGGGACACAAGCTGCATCGATTGGGAACGCCGGATCATTGAAGGCGAGAGCCTGATCCCGTTCGATCCCTTGTTCCCGGAAGAGGCCGAGGCCGCCCTCGAGGTATTCAAGGCGCTCCGGATCGTTGACGCCCCTGGCAGTCCGACATTCGGAGAAGCGTGCGAGGAGTGGGTTTTCGATTTCGTCAAAGCCATTTTCGGGGCATATGATCACGAGGCGGCGAAGCGGAACATCCGAGAGTTCTTTCTTCTGATTTCGAAGAAGAACTCGAAGTCGACCATCGCGGCCGGCATCATGCTCACGGCGCTGATCCGGAATTGGCGGCATTCGGCCGAACTGCTCATCCTGGCGCCGACTATCGAGATCGCCAATAACTCCTACGGCCCCGCGGCTGACATGGTACGGGCGGATTCGGACCTCTCCGACCTCCTGCACATTCAGGACAATTTTCGGACCATCACGCACCGAATAACGGGCGCCAAGCTGAAGGTGGTCGCGGCCGACACGGACACGGTGGGCGGTAAGAAGGCGGCATTCGTCCTCGTCGACGAGCTTTGGATCTTCGGCAAGCGAAACAACGCCGACGCGATGCTCCGGGAGGCCACGGGCGGCCTGGTATCGCGTCCGGAAGGCTTCGTCATCTACCTTTCGACGCAGAGCGATGCCCCGCCGGCTGGGGTGTTCAAGGACAAGCTCGACTATTTCCGAGAGGTGCGAGACGGCAAGATCGCCGATCGGAAGAGCCTCGGGGTGATTTACGAGTTCCCTAAGGTGATGCTGGACGCTGAGGCATATCTCGACCCGGCAAACTTCTACGTGACGAACCCGAACCTTGGCCGGTCGGTTAGCCAGGAATGGCTTGAGGACGAGCTTGTCAAGGAGCTGGCGAAGGACAGCGAAACCCGGAACACCTTCCTCGCCAAACATCTGAATGTCGAGATCGGCATGAACCTCCGGTCCAACCGGTGGCCTGGAGCGGATCTCTGGAACGGTCGAGCTGATGAAAAGATCACCTTCGAGTATCTGATCGAGAACTGCGATGTGATCGTGCCAGGCCTCGACGGAGGCGGCCTCGATGACTTGTTCGGCCTTGTGCTGGTCGGACGCCACAAAAAGACGAGGGACTGGCTCGTCTGGTGTCATGCATGGTGCCATAGGGGAGTGCTGCAGCGGCGCAAGTCGATCGCGAGCAAGCTTCAGGACTTCGCGACAGCTCGCGAACTGACGATCGTCGACGACAAGCTGGAAGATATTTCAGAGATCGTCTCGATCATTGCCCAGATCAAGGATGCGGGCCTGCTCGCCTGCGTGGCCGTGGACCCGGCCGGCCTCGGTGAAATGGTCGAGGCTCTGGATGAGATCGGCGTCACCCAGGAAGAGGGAATGCTCGTCGGTGTGCCTCAGGGCTTCCAACTGATGAACGCGATCAAGACCGCCGAACGGAAGCTCGCGAACGGCACCCTGCGCCATTCGAATACCGGCCTGATGCAATGGTGTGTCGGCAACCTGAAGATCGAACCGACAGCAACGGCCATCAGAGCCACCAAGCAGAACGCAGGCGATGCGAAGGTCGATGTCGCCATGGCGCTTTTCAACGCGGTCACCGTGATGAGCCGGAACCCGGAGCCGAAGCGGAAGCCGCAATATCAGATGCTGGTCGTCGGCAGATAGGAACCATCACATGAACAGGATGTATTCGGTCCTGACCGTGAAAGCGGTCGAGGAAGAGCAGCGCATTATCCGCGGCATCGCCACCACACCCAACCCTGATCGGGTGGGTGATATCGTCGAATCCCTCGGCGTCCGGTTCAAGAACCCGATGCCACTCCTGCACCAGCATGACCATGACAAGCCGGTCGGTACCGTCACCTTCGACACGCCGACCAAAGACGGGATCACGTTCGAGGCGAAGCTGCCGAAGATCGAAGAAGCGGGCCCGCTCCGCGATCGTATCGAAACGGCCTGGGGTGAGCTCAAAGCCGGCCTCGTGCGCGCAGTCTCAATCGGTTTCCGCGCCCTCGAATATTCTTGGATGGACGATGGCGGCATCCGCTTCATCGAAACCGAAGTCCTCGAGCTCTCTCTCGTCACCGTGCCGGCCAATGCCGATGCGGTCATCTCCACCATCAAGTCGATCGACCGCCCTCTGCTCGCCGCGTCTGGCAAGGAGCCGAAGGCGGATGATCGGCCAACCCCTCCGACCGACAAGGCAGCCGCGCCAGGCAAGACGAGCCGTGTCGTTCGTCTCGACGAACCCGCCCGCGATAGGGCGCAACCCTTCGTTATCCGCTCGATCAAAAGGACATAGATCATGAGCAAGTATGCTGAACAGATCGCCGCTTTCGAGGCGAAGCGCGCAACGCTCGTCGCCGCGAATGAGGCCATCCTCACCAAGGCCGCCGATGATGGTGCAACGCTCGATGCCGAGCAGAAGGAAACCTTCGACGGCAACGAGGCCGATATCGCCGAAATCGACGATCACCTGAAGCGCCTTCGCGCCCAGCAGGCGAAAATGGCTCAAACGGCGAATCCGGTAATCCCCGGCGCCATCAAAAGCTCTGCCGACGGTACCGCTGCGCGTGCCGGCGTCATCATCAAGGCAGCGGAGCCCGAGAAGGGTATCCGCTTTGCCCGTTTCGCGAAGTGCATCGGGCTTGCCCAGAAGACACACCGCGACCCCGTCACCATCGCTGAGGAGCGATACAAGGACGATCCCATCGTCGCTGCCGTGGTCAAGGCTGCGGTGTCGGCCGCCAATACCGGCAATGCGAACTGGGCAGGCGCCCTGGTGGGTGACGAGACCAGTGTTTTCGCTGACTTCGTCGAGTTCCTTCGCCCTTTGACGATCCTCGGCCGGTTCGGCGCGAACGGCATTCCGGCGCTTCGTCGTGTGCCGTTCCGTGTGCCGCTGATCGGCCAGAACAGCGGCGGTGCCGGTTACTGGGTTGGTGAGGGCAAGGCGAAGCCGCTGACCAAGTTCGATTTCAGCCGAACCACGCTGAACCCGCTGAAAGTGGCAAACATCGCGGTCGTTACGATGGAAGTCCTGCGGGATTCAAGCCCGTCGGCGGAAACCATTGTCCGCGATCAGCTCGCCGCTGCCCTTCGCGAGCGCCTGGATCTCGACTTCATCAATCCGGCGAAGGCTGCCGTTGCTGATGTCTCCCCGGCCTCCATCCTCAACGGCGTCGCCGGCATCGCGTCCAGCGGCAATACTGCGGATGATGTCCGCACCGACCTTCGGGCACTCTTCGGAGCGTTCATCGCTGCGAACAACGCACCGACGTCGGGCGTCTTCATCATGGAGGCAACCACCGCGCTGGCGCTGTCGCTGATGGTCAATCCGCTCGGGCAGTCGGAATTCCCCGGCATCTCAATGAACGGCGGCACTCTCTCCGGACTCCCGGTCATCGTCTCGGAATACGTTCCGACTGGCGTGGTCGCTCTGGTGAACGCTGCCGACATCTACCTGGCCGACGAGGGCGGCGTCGAAATCGACATGTCCGGCGAGGCATCGCTGGAGATGGACGATGCGCCGACCGGCGATAGCGTCGCTCCCACGGCCGCCGCGCTCGTCTCCCTGTGGCAGACCAACAGCGTCGGCTTCCGCGCCGAGCGCACCGTAAACTGGGCTCGCCGTCGCCCGAGCGCCGTCGCCTATCTGACCGGTGTTGCCTGGGGCGCCCCGGCAGCGCCGTAAGCTCCAGCTCCTCAACAATGTCGGCCGCGAGCTCTCGCGGTCGGCTTCACCTCAGGAGAGCCGCTATGAAATCGCAATCCTATATGACCCGCGCCATGCGCGCTCGTGACCCGAGATACGCGACGATCCTCGGCAAACTCGGATATGCGCGCGCCGATGCGGTCTCAGCGCCGGCGTCTTCTTCGGATGACCCTCTCACCTATCTGCGGAAGCAATATCAGGACATCATCGGCAAGCGGCCATTTCACGGCTGGGACGCCGAGACGCTCGAGGCGAAAATTGCAGAGGCGAAGGCGGCGAGCTGATGCGTTTTCTCGGATTTGACATTTCCCGGGCGAAGACCTCCAAAAAGTCTATGTCGCCGGTCTCGCAAGGCCGCCGCGGCTGGTATTCGGTTTATGAGAGCTACCCCGGCGCGTGGCAGCAGAATGTCGAGGTGAAGTTCGACAGAGTGCTCTCGAACCATGCCGACTTCTCTTGCCGAACGCTGATCGCTTCGGACATCGCGAAGCTCCGCATCAAGCTCGTCGAACGGGACGCAAGCGGCATCTGGACGGAAACGACCAACACCGCCTATTCGCCCGTCCTCAGGAAGCCGAACCACTTCCAGACGCGAATCCAGTTCATGGAGAGCTGGGTTCTGTCCAAGCTGCAGCGTGGCAACACGTATGTGCTGAAGCAGCGCGACGGCCGCGGAGTCGTCACCAAGCTGTATGTGCTCGATCCGACCCTCGTTACCCCGCTGGTTTCCGATAGCGGAGAGGTGTTCTACCAGCTCAATGCCGACAATCTCGTCGGACTGCCACAGAGCGTCATCGTCCCGGCTTCCGAGATCATTCACGACAGGTTCAACTGCTTCTTCCACCCGCTTGTCGGGATGTCTCCGATCTTCGCCGGCGGCCTCGCTGCGATGCAGGGCCTCGCAATCCAGAACGACAGCACGCATTTCTTCCAGAACGGCGCTCGGCCTGGTGGCGTGCTGACGGCTCCAGGTGCGATCGAGGACGATACTGCAGCACGGATCAAGGAATATTGGGATACGAACTTTGCCGGGGAGAACGCCGGCAAAGTAGCGGTGCTTGGCGACGGGCTCAAATACGAGGCGATGAGGGCCAAGTCCACGGACAGCCAGCTCATCGAACAGTTGAAGTGGTCTGCCGAGGTAATCTGCTCCACCTATCATGTCCCGCCCTACAAGATTGGCGTGGCGCCGGCTCCCGCTCTCAACAACATCCAGAGCCTGAACATCGAATACTATTCGCAGTGCCTGCAGGTGCTGATCGAGGCGATCGAGCTTTGCCTTGATGAAGGCTTGGAGATGAGAGAGGGCATCGGCACCGAGCTGGACACCGATAATCTGCTCCGCATGGACAGCGTGACGCAGATGGAGGTTCTGGAGAGGGCTAAGAGCGTCATGACACTCGACGAGCGCCGGAAGCGGCTCGACCTCAAGGGCGTTACCGGCGGCGGCACCATCTACCTTCAGCAGCAAGATCACAGCATCGAGGCGATAGCTGCCCGCGATAGGCAGTTGATCCAGCAGGCCAACAATCCGACGCCGGCACCGGCGCCTGACCCCGTCCAGACCCCTTCGCCCCAAGATGAGGCGAAGCGGCAGGAAGCGGAGCAGCGCGCGTTCGCTGCCGAGCTGGCGCTATCATTTCAGAAAGGCATCGCGGCATGATTGACGCTAAGGCCCTTGGCCTCGAACTCGCCGCGATCGTGAAGGCGCAACTTGACCCCATGGCAGCGCGCATCGCGGAGCTGGAAAAACGCCTGGCTGAGGCGCGGTCGGTACCGGTCAGCGTTGCAGGGGCTCTTATCGATCGCACCGGCTCCCTCGTCCTCACCATGTCGGATGGCACGACAAAGGACCTCGGTCCGATCGTGGGCAGGGATGGAGATCCCGGCAAGGACGGTCTCGGCTTCGACGATTTCGACGTGAGCTATGACGGCGAGAAGACGGTCACTCTGAAATTCACGCAGGGCGAACGTGTCAAGGAGTTCGCCTTCACGATGCCGGTGGTGATCGATCGCGGCGTCTATCGTGACGGCAGCCAATACAAGGCCGGCGACGGCGTCACCTGGGGCGGCAGCTTCTGGATCGCTCAGAAGGACACAAGCGCAAAGCCCGACGCCGGCGACGACTGGCGCCTTTCGGTCAAGCGCGGCCGCGACGGCAAGAACGGCGAGATGAAGCAAGCGAAGGCGCACTCTCCGGTTCGCGTCGGCGTTCCGGCCGCGAAGGAGACCTGAAATGCCCCTGGTCACCCTCGAACAAGTCAACCTCGCGCTGCGCCTCGATCTCGTCGAGAACGACGAGCGCATTCCGGACATCAATTTGAAGATCAAGCAGGCTGAGTCCGCGGTGATCGGCTACCTCAAGAAGCCAGATCACGGATGGACCGAAACAACGGTCCCCGGCGAGGTCTCGGCTGCCATCCTCATCGTCATTCAAAGCCTGCTCGACGAGGCCGACACCGGCTCCATGCTCGTGGGGCTCGGTACCGGCGATCCGAAAAGCCCCGTCGTCGCGCTGCTCTATCGGCTCCGCGATCCCGCCCTTGCATGAAGGAGGTCACCATGGCCCGCGTCCGGTTCACCGCAGACTATGACTACAAGCCCACCAGGCAGTGCACGATCGGCTACAAGGCCGGGATGGAACTGACGGTAAAGCGCGACTGCGCTGATAGAGCCATCGCCGCCGGCAAGGCGGAGGAGATCGAGACCCCCGGGAGGGCGACCGGTGGCAGCGAGTAAGCCGACGGCCGGCCGCCTCCAGCACCGTGTCGCCTTCGACGAGCGTCAGACGGTCGACGATGGCGCCGGGAACGAGCGAGGTGTGTTTCAGGAGAAGTTCAAGCGGTGGGCCGAGTTCCGTCATCGCGGAGGCTCAGAAACCGTGATAGCGGCCCGCCTTGAAGGGCAGAACATTCTCGGCGTCTACGTGCGATCGGATGCGCAATCGCGGCAGATTGGCTCAGACTGGCAAATGCGCGACGTCCGAACCGGCACGGTATACGCCATCAACATCGTCGATGCGGTTTCGGATCGCAACTGGGTCTATATCCAGGTGCGCAGCGGCGTGGCTCCCTGATGAAAGTCACAAGCAAGATCCTCGGCCGGGAGAAGCTTATGCGGCTGCTCCGCGATGTGGTTCCGGAGGCCGAAAAGGAGCTGGCGAAAGAGCAGCTCGACGCGGCGAAATCGCTCGCCGGCAAGATACGGAACCGTGCACCAGGCTCGGGCCGGTACCGGGGAAGCATCGAAGGCGACAAGCTATCGAACCGGACAAAGGAACGCGCGATCGGGAGAGGCCTCAAAAGCGAGACCAAGGACCCGAATGCGACCGGCGTCTTCGCTGACTGGCGCTGGCGGTTCATTGAGTTCGGAACCCGACAGCACGTCATCGAACCGAAGACCGGAGAGTATCTGGTCATTCGCGGTGCCGACGGCCGCGTGACCTACACGAAGCAGGTGAACCACCCGGGCGCGACAAAGCACCCGCACATCTTCCCGACCTATCGCCAAGAGCGCCCGAAGATCCGTCGCAAGATGGCGGCGGCTGTTCGCAAGGCCATCAAGAAGGTCAAGAGCAAGTAAAATGGCTTCTCCATCGTATGAGCTTCAGGTCGCGATCGTCTCGCGCCTCAAGACCACGGCTGCCGTTACGGCGCTGATCGGACAGCGCGTCTATGACAGCGTGCCGCCGGATGCAGTTTTTCCCTACGTGACCGTAGGTGAAGCTGATGAGACCAGCGATGACGTCGACTGCGTCACCGGGTTCGAGATTGCTCTGGACATCGATGTTTGGTCTCGCGCGGTCGGTTCTCCCGAGGCCAAGCAGATCAGCGATACGGTTCGGAGAGCCTTGCTCCACCCGGAGCTGACGCTGCCGGCCAATGCTCTCGTTTATTTCCGCCACCGTCAGACGCGGTTCATCCGCGACCCTGACGGTTCATCCCATGCCGTGTTGAGCTTCGAAGCCTTCGCGGAACAGCCTAACAGCCAATAGGAGAAACCCATGGCCGAGCCGACTACAATCCGCGGGGGCAAGGTCCGAGTGATGCTCGGCAATGATGCTACCCCAATCGTTTACACCTCCCCCTGCGGCTTCAACCAGCGCAACGTGACCATCAACAAGGGCCTCGAAGAGGTCAACCTGCCCGACTGCGCAGACCCCGACGCAGTGAACTGGGTGGGCCGTGATGCGGTATCCCTCTCTATGTCTATCAGCGGCGAGGGCGTGCTGTCTGAGGAGAGCGTCGAAACTTGGCTGGATGCGGCCGAAAACGTCGAGTCCGTGCCAGTGAAAGTCGAGTGGGAATTTCCGACTAAGACCATCACCTGGACCGGCAAGGCGCATGTCGAGAGCTTCGAAGCCGGCGCTCAAGACGGCCGTCGCGTCACTGGCAACGTGTCCCTGCAGAGCGACGGCAAGATGACCCGCGTGGTCACCCCGGCGGCTCCCTGATGAGCAGAGACGGTTCCTGCACTGTCCCGTTCAACGGGCAGAAAACGTTCTTCAAGCTCGCCTGGCGCGAGCTTATGAAGATCCAAGAGGCCTGCGATGCTGGGCCTTATGTGGTGCTCGACCGGCTCGTGTCCGGCCGCTGGCGGCTTCAGGATATCTCCGAGGTCATTAAGTGGGGGCTGATCGGCGGCGGCATGCCTCAGGGCGAGGCCCTTAAGCTCGTCGAGAATGAGGTTGAACGTCGACCTCCTCTCGAAAACCTCGCCATTGCTCAGCAGGTCCTTGGTGCCGGTGTCGTCGGCGCTCCGGAGGAAGAAGTTGGAAAAAAATCCGCGGCGGTAAAGCAGAAGACCCGCTCCCGAACGGGAAAATCCGCTTTGCCGCCATCATCGGAAACGGCATAGCGATGAGCCTGTCGCCGCAAGAGGTGATGGGCCTATCGGTGTTCGAATACCTCGCCGCTCTGGATGCATTGTGCAACGATCCGGAAGGCAACAAGAAGCTGACCGAGAGCGAGAAGGACAATCTCTGGGAGTGGCTGGAGGCTAGAGGCTAGAATATTCCGGAGCGATCGAGCTGATGCCGCCAACCGGAATCAAGCCTTCCCAGATCATCGCATTCATTTAGTGCCTTGAGATGAACGGAGGTCTTTGGAGGATCTCCGATTTTCTCTGGGAGGGTTTCCTGGGCCATCCGAATACAAGCCTCAGGAGTAATCCTTTCCAGCCGCAGACGCTCGGCGGCTACCTTGTCGGCCTGCGCTTGAGCAGCAGCTTGCACTTGCGCGGTACGGTACTCTTTCCACCCAAAATAGCCGCCGCCAGTAACAACGACGACGCAAGCCGCTGCGATCAGCGCCTTCAACCAACCTTCCATAGGACCCCTCCATGGCAACTGACGACGAACAGCTCGTGTTGAGCATCAGCGCCGATACCCGTCAAATTCAGCGCCAGTTAAAGTCGCTTGTGGGGCAAACGCAAGCGAATACCAAGGCTATCGAAGCGGCGTTCGCTGCTATGGGCGGTTCGTCCGCTGGAGCATTCGACAAGATCGCGGCGAACAGCAACCGCGCATTCACGACAGCAGAGCAAGGGGCGAAGCGGTTCCAGAACGCGATGCGCGCTTCCTCTCAGCACACGTCAAACATGGCGGCTCAGCTGCAGGATATCAGCGTACAGCTCGCTGGTGGACAATCGCCCTGGCTTGTTGGCGTTCAGCAGATTTCGCAGATGAACCTGGGCGCAGTGGGATTGAGGGGTACTCTTTCTGCGATCGGTGGTGCTGCGGCATCCATTCTTAGCCCAGTCAACCTCGTGGCCCTGGCCTTTATAGGTTTAGGCGGAACGGCGGTCCAATACTTCGCCAGCCTCCTCTCGGAAAGCGATAAATCCGAAAAGGCCCTCCAGCAGCAGGCTCAGCTTATCCAAAAACTTGCAGAGGAATGGGGCGATGCCGTTCCAGCACTGCGAGAATATGCAGATGAACTGGAAAGAGCTCGGAAGGCGGCGGAGCTGAACGAAGGGGCTCAGATCGTAAATGACCGCACCTTGGCGGACACCCGGTCGCAGATAGAAGACGCGAGTATCGCAATCGCTGACCTCTTAGCTCAACTCCGAGCGTCTGGCGAAGAAATCGACACTATCCTTTCACTGCAACGTGCGTTCAATGAGTTTGCAAGCGCCGCGAACGATGGAAGTGTGAAGGTCGCTGACGTCAACGCCGTTCAGGATGCGCTTGCGGCGGCAATCCAAAGCAAAGGCGTTCCCACGCTGTCGGACTTCAAAGATATGTTCGACCAGGTGTCAGCGGCGGCGCTCAGAACATCCAGCAGTGTTCAGCAGGTCAACGAGGCACTTGCACAAGCCCAGTCTCGAATGAACGACCCGCGTACATGGCGTGGAGCGAACCTAATCGGTAATCCGGAAGGAGCCCTGCAAGGATCATCCCCTGATCCAGATCTTCCCATGGATGGACCAGCTCCGGAAAGCCGGCCTCTGATCGAGCTTGAAGGCCTCCCGGGCGAACACCGCCGATCCCGAGACGGCAGCCGTTCCGCTGCCATTCGCGAGGCCGAGCGGGAGAAGCAGGCTGTTATTGATCTGATTGCACAGCTCGAGTTCGAACAGGGCTTGATCGGAGCGACGAACCTCGAGCGTGAGAAGGCGAATGCGCTGCGCCGCGCTGGTGCGGCGGCCACGCCTGAGCAGAAGGCTCAGATCGAGAGCCTCGTCGAAACCATGTACGCCGAGCGGGACGCGATCAAGGCGAGCCAAGAGGCAATGGAAGAACTGGCTGACGTCAGTCGAGACGTGCTGCAAGGCCTCGCCTTCGACCTTCTCAACGGTGAGAACAAGGCGGAAGCATTCGCCAATGCTCTAAGTCGGTTGGCTGATCGGCTGCTGAATTCGGCATTTGATGGTTTGTTCGGGGGCGGCACTGGAACCCCGCGCGCCGGTGGTCTCCTTGGCGGTGCGATCATCCCCGGCATCCTGCACGATGGCGGTAAGGCTGGGCGCGACGGGTACGGTCATCGCCGTGCTGTTCCCGCATCCACCTTCCGCGGAGCTCCTCGCTTCCACAACGGCTCGATGGGCGTTGGCCTCGGTCCAAGCGAGGTTCCGGCCATCCTGGAGAAGGGTGAGATCGTTTTGCCGAAAGGCGCGAAGGTCGGCAGTGACGGCGTCAGCGTGACCTACGCTCCGCAGATCGACGCGAGAGGAGCCGATGCCGCCGCTGTCGCGCGCCTCGAGCAAGTCATGGCTCGCGATCGAGCCGAGTTCGAATCCAAGACGGTTGCCGCGATCCGCAATGCCAGGAGCCGCGGGGTGAAGGGTGTCTGATGGCAATCACATTTCCCCGCGACATCCTTGCGAGCTTCCCCGGATGGTCCCCCCGGTTTGAGCTTCTGTTTCGACAGGAGCAATCGCGAATGGCGTCCGGCCGCACTCTCGTAAAGGACCTTGGATCACCGCTTTGGCAAGCAGATTATCAGTCGAAGACAATGAGCCCCAATGACCTGGACCGTTGGCGCGCCATTCTCGATTCGCTTGATGGCGGTGTTCAGCAGTTCCTCGGATATTCTCTGTCTCGCTGCTATCCGATCGCGTATCCGAATGGAAGCTGGCCGGCCGGCGCGTTTACCGGAGCGAATGCGAACCTTCACACGATCGGAGCAAACAACAAGTCTGTGCGTATCTCGGCGCTGCCGGCCGGATTTCGGTTGAGGACCGGAGACATGATCCAGATCGGCAGCAAAGACCTTTATCGCGTGCAGGAAGATGTCGTCGCCGATGGCGCCGGCTTGACGCCACTCCTCGAGGTGCGTCCGCATCTGTGGCCGGGCACGGTTACAGGGACGGCCGTGAGCGTCGTGCGACCGCACTGCTACATGACCATCGTTCCTGGCAGCATCAACACAGACGCGGACAAGGCCACCGGGCGCGGCTCGGTGAGCTTTTCCGCGATCGAAGCCCGATAGGTATTCACCATGCCCCGCAATATCTCAGCCGCCAACCAGGCGGCGCTGGAGGCGCGCGTTCTTATGGCGCGAGACTTCCTCTGGATCGTAGCTCGAAATCGCTCCACGGGCGTGCCGGTGCCGGACGGCATGTGGTCGGACGTCGGCAACGTCTCGGCTTCGGTGATTGATCCCGACACGGGGCAGACGGTCACGCGAGACTGGTATGGCGCCGGGACGCTGATCGCGATCGACGACATCCCGCTCGTCTCTAATTTATCGGCGCAGACGGTCAATATCCGCATGTCGCAGATCCATGATCACGTGCAGCAGCTGGTGAGGGAATACGACTGCCGGCAGGCGCGGGTGGAGATCTACCGCGGCCTCTTCAACCCCAACACCCGCCAGATGGTGGCTCCAGCAGAATGTCGCTTCGTCGGCTTCGTCGACAAAATCGATATCCGGACCCCGTCGGAGAATGAGGATGGCGCTGTCACCATGACGTGCGCCAGCCACACTCAGGAGATGTTTCGAGCCAACACCGAGACGAGGAGTCACGAAACGCAGATCCTGCGGGCCACGAACGACAATTTCTATCGAGATGCGGCGACGACGACGAGCTGGAAGATCTTCTGGGGGTCGAAACAGGGCAGCGTCCCAACGCAGAAGAAGCGCAAGAAGTTTCTCGGTATCTTCTGATGAGCACTGTCCGCCAGGCTATCGCGTCGGATGTGCCACGCATCCTGACGTTGCTGAGGAATTTTCATGCAGCAGGCGGTTTCGACTTCCGGTTCGATGCGCCGCGTTTCGAGCAATTCGTCAAGGCTGCGATCTTCGACGAGCAGTCCGTCTGTTTCGTGATCGGCGTTCCAATCGTCGGCGTGCTGGTTGCCAGCCATGCCGAGAGCTTCGTCGGCTTCCGCTACGCCGAGGAGAAGCTCGTCTGGATCGAGCCAGGGCAACGCGGCGCTGCGTGGCGTGACCTGCTTTGCGCGTTCGAATCTTGGGCGATGGCCGCTGGCTGCGAGCGGATCAAACTCTCGGCGCAGCATGCACTGCGCCACCCAGCAATGACACGTCTCTACCGCCGCAGCGGCTACCTGCCGTGCGAGACGGTTTTCAGCAAGGAAATCTAGCATGCCGCTGTTTACTGCGATCGGTGCGGCCGTCACTGCGGTCAGTGCCTGGATCGGATCGCTCGGGACCCTCGGGGCGTTTGCACTGAAGACGGCCGTCGGCGTCGGTCTAAGTCTCGCCGCACAAGCTCTTGCAGGGAAGCCGAAAGAACAGAACTTCGCTCTGAACGGAGAGCTGCAGGGCGGCGGTGATTTGCCGCGTTCCTTCATTCTCGGCAAATATGCGACGGCAGGCTCGCTGGTCTGGGCAAATGCGTGGGGCCAATCCGGCGATACGCCCAACAGCTGGTTGACGCAGGTGATCGCTCTTTCCGATCTGCCGGTCAAAGGCCTCCTCGAGGTATGGGTCGACGGCGAGAAGGTCACCTATGATCCATCAGGCTCGGATGGCATCTTTGGCTACTCGGTACCTGAATACGTCAAGCGCGGCCCGAATCTCTACATCAAGTTCTACGATGGCACTCAGACGGTTGCTGACGAAGCTCTTGTCACGAGGGCTGCCACGGCTGAGCGTCCCTGGGACGCAACACGCATCGGTCGCGGCGTTGCTTATGTCGTTGTTCATTCCCGCTGCATCGACAACATGTTCAACGGCTTCCCGTCGTTCCGGTTTGTCGTCGACGGCCTGAAGCTGTACGACCCTTCCAAGGATTCGAGTGTCGGCGGCTCGGGGACGCAGCGCTATGACAATCCGGCGACTTGGGGTGGTGACGGCGACTATCTGCCGGCGGTGCAGGCCTACAATCTGCTTCGCGGCCTCAAATACAATGGCAAGTGGTTCTATGGCTTACAGAACCTCTCCGCCGCTCGGCTGCCGGCCGTCGAGTGGATAGCGCAGATCAGCAAGTGCCGCCAAACCATCATGGGTGCCAGCGGACTCGAACCTACCTATCTCTCCGCCGGCGAAATCCAGATCGACGCTCCGTTGTCGTCTGCGATCGAGGCCCTGCTTTCGGCTTGCCAAGGGCGCATATCCGAAGTCGGCGGCGTTTACCGCATTCACCTCGGTGCTCCGGACCTTCCTTCGATCGGATTCACAGACGGGGACATCCTTTCAACGGAAGAGCAGGAATTTACGCCGTTCGTAGGCCTAGCAGATACCATCAACGGGATCTCCGCGACCTATCCGTCACCGAATGACAACTGGGCCGTCGTGACCGCGCCGCCGCTCTATCGCTCCGACCTGGAGGCGCTCGACGGCAACCGGCGACTAATGGCCGATGTGCCGCTGGATTTCGTGCCCTATCCAGAACAGGTCCAGCGATTGATGAAATCTGCGCTCGAGGAGGCGCGCCGGTTCCGTCGTCACACGCTCGTTCTCCCGCCCTCGTTCTGGGCCTATGCGGTTCCCGGTGCCATCTTCGTGTGGAACTCGGAACGCAACGGCTACATCGACAAGCTGATGCGGATCGATGGCGTCGTCGATCGCGCCAACCTCGATGTTATGATTGACATCACCGAGGTTGACCCGGCTGACTATGACTGGGATAGCGCCACGGACTTTCAGCCTCCCGTTGATGGCGCGGTCGGACCGATCCGTGTTGGCCCTCAGCCGATCGTCGATTGGTTTGCCGTTCCCGACGTGGTGAAGGACAACAATGGTGTTTCGCGCCGGCCAGCTATCCGGCTGTCCTGGGATGCATCCGAGGAGCGCATCATTGACGTCATCGGTGTTGAGTTCGAGGTCCGCAACGCGACCTCTCTCGAAACCGTCTATTCAGGCCGCACTGATCAGCCTGGCGTTGGTTCGCTGCTGATATCGCAAGGCTTGGTCGCGAACGTCACCTATGGGGTGCGGGGTCGCTACATTCCGCGTTCTGAACGCGAAACGCTGTGGTCAAACTGGCTGAACGTCACCACGCCGAACATCCTGATCACGGATGTCTTTGTCGAAGAGCTGGCACAGGTCGGCCAGGGTATTGTGAACCGCTTCAAGGAACTGCAGCAGGAGATGGACGATTACCTGCGTCCGACCGTCCAGCAGATACTCGATGCCTTTTCGCTGGAAGGTGCCGTCGGCCAGGTGCAGCGGCAGGAGCTGCGCGCCGAGCTTGGCAATGCGCTGGCGCAGATCATCGAAGAGCGGCGCGTCCGCGTCTCTGAAACCGAGGCGCTGGCGCAGTCGATCACGATCTTGTCGGCCAGCATCGCCAGCACGGCGGCGCGGGTGATCGCAGAAGAGACCGCGCGGGTGACGGCGGACAGCGCGCTGGCGAGCAGCATCACCGGCGTCAGCGCCGATGTGAACGGCCGCTTTGCCGAGGGCCTGGTGAAGTTCGAGGCTGTCTCCGCGCCTGAGGGCGTCGATGCTCGCTTCTCCGTGATGCTGCGGGCTGGCACCAACCAGAGCTTCAAGGTGTCCGGCTTCTTCGTCGAGATCTACACCGAGGGCGGCGTGCAGAAGTCGCGAATGGCAGTCCAGGCCGATCTCTTCGCTGTCACCTCGGGCAACAACCGCCAATATCCACTCGTTTATGAAAACGGCGTCCTGAAGCTCGCGATCGCCGACATCGGCACGGTTAACTCCGGCCGCCTGCTCGCGCTGAATGGCAAGATGGACATCAACCTCAACAACGGCACGATCGAGATTTATAGCTGATGGTCCGCACAATGATTGGCGTCGATTCGACCGGCGCCGGCTGCGTCAAAATCATGAAGAACGACGCCGACAATCCGCGCACGACGCCGGACAGCCAACGGTCGAAGTTCCTCTATAACTCGAAATATGCGCTGAATGCGTCGATCGCGCACATCGAAGTGATCAACCAGATCGCCTCAAGTGGCGGCGTCGTTTATCTTTACTACCCCTCCGGCTCGAACTCCGGCAACTATCAAAAGTGCCAAGGTTCGGGGGGCGGTGAAAGCACCTGGCTGTTCCGCAATTCCGCCTTCCCGAAGATGAAATACAATATGCCGCTGTTCGACGTGAAGGCCACACGGACGAACACGGGGCGTTTCAATCAAATGCGCATTCAGCGTCGTTATAGTGGCAAGTACTATCACGATCAGGGCGGCTATTTCTTCATGGGTGCCTGGTATCAGGGACCGTGGATGAAGGATTTCAACGGTGTCGTCAGCCAGTATGGCTCAATGGCTTACGGCACCTTTCAGGAAATCACCAATTCGAACAATGACGACGCCTACAACCGCTTTCTGTCGCGGGACAAACGGCTGATCGTCTGGAACCTCCCTGGCAATGAAGAGCCGTCGAAAGAGGCGCAACCGCTTGCGCCGAACGGCACCAAATCGGTGATCATCCGCCCCGATGCGATGATCATCGCCAAGCCGGGCTATAACGCCGAAACGGCGAACGAATGGCAGGTTGCTTTCGATAGCCGGCGCGTGCCGGTGAAGGTGCTTGTTGCCGATGACATCGCTATTCCTGCAGGCGAATCCTTTTACGAAACAGGAATAGCGCTGCCGGCGAATATTGCGCTGGACGTGCACTTTTACACCGGCTCCACCATCTACTACCCGTTCAATCCTGATCTCGGTGACGGGGTGGGGGCCGAATATTGGTTTAGCGGCTCGCGCATCTATTTCAACGCGTCCGGTGCGATGCGTGCACGCTTCATGCTCTATCTCGACGCGGGGAATAGCCCGACGAACGGCAGCAACCGGGTCCTTAAGACCTTCAATGAAGGCGGCACAGATGTGGTGCAATTTCTGCGCCCCGGCGCTGCCAATCCTCCATCCTGGGCCGATATCATCATCGATACCCGCTGGCCGTGCGTGCAGATCATCAAAGAGGGGTATTTTTCGGTTCCGGTCGGCAACCAGCAGGAGACCGTTGTTACCTTCGACGCGACCGGCATGTTTCCGATGGTCAAATACATGACCAAGCACGGTGCCGGCTCCGAGGATTTCGTCGGCAGTTGGCAAGAGTCGATCAAGCTCCCCACGGTTCGCCAGCTCGTCTACACGGCTCCGGGCGGAATTTATGAGTGCGGCGACAGCACGCATTGCCGCCTCACCCAAACCAGCGCGACCTTCGTAACGAACCGGGGCAATCCCGGCGACTATTACAACGACGCCGACAATCCCGGCACATGGCGCACGGAAGGCGCCGACAACGTGCTTGGCATTCGCTACTACATTCTCGGCATTCCAGCTTAGGAAATCCTGACATGACCACACCCTATGTAACGGGCACGGTTTCCGTGACCGCCGGCAGCGCCGTGGTGACGGGTACCGGAACCGCCTGGCAGACGGCGCTGATTGCCGGCGGCCTTTTCGGGCTCGACAGCAGCAATGGCAATCCGGTCCCGATCCTCTCCGTCGACAGCGACACGCAGATTACGCTTGCCAAGCCCTGGCGCGGCACCACGGCAAATGGCCAAGCCTACTGGATCATTCGCGACACGGCCTACCTGCAGCAGCTCTCCGCCAACGCGCAGGCGCTCGCAACGTACATCCAACGGCTCGACAATGCGGTTCTGGCCGCATTGGCCAGTCTTACGGCTGCCGCTGATAAGCTCCCCTATTTCAACGGTTCCGGCTCGGCGGCGCTCACTGATTTCAAATCAGCGGCGCGATCGTTGCTCGCTCTGACCGCAGCGGCTGATAAGCTGCCTTATTTCAACAGTACCGATGGCGCCGCGCTGACAGATTTCAAGGCGTCGGCGAGGTCCTTGCTGGCACTGGTCGCAGCCGCCGACAAATTGCCATACTTCACCGGCCCCACCGGCGCAGCCCTGGCTGACTTCAAGGCCAAAGGGAGAGACATCCTCAATTCCGCGACCACGCTCGAGTTGCTTGGCAAATTTGGTCCGGTTTTCGGGGGCACTACACCGGTCCCCTCTTCCGCCGACGTCGGTCTGTCGGACGGTGATTTCAACACAATCAACGTTCCGGGTGTTTATACGATCGCCGGGACGTGGGCGAACGGGCCAAATGGCAATGTCAACTACACGGCAATCCTGGAGGTAAAGGCTAGAAGCTTTAGCAACTTATATTATCAGACACTCTATCATACGGGCCTCGGCACATGGGAAAGGTTCACGTCTGCTTCTGGCGGCCTTTCGTGGCCGAATGCGTGGTATCGCGTTGATGCGCCTTTGGTTGGCACAGTCTCAAACTCCGGCAGTTTGACGACCGGAGCGATAATGGAGCGCGGCAGTAACGCCAATGGTGAGTACTTAAAACTTGCTGACGGGACACTCATTTGCACCACAACAGGACTTTCTTCGACCTGTGACGTTGCCGTCGGTAATATCTTCCGTGGTCCCGATGTTGTTTGGACGTTCCCGGCGCCGTCAGTTTCGACTGCAGTAGTCATGTGTCAAGCAGCAAATTTCCAACAATGGGCCAATGCTCGTTTGGGCGGAACGACGAATGCAACAATCAGAAAATACGGCTCAGGAACCGACGCGACATCGCAACCTATTTATGCGGTATCATTCGGAAGGTGGTTCTAATGAAAATCAATCTTACTCCCCAGCGCCGCGATGATGCGCTTGAAGTTGCAAGGGCCGGCGATGTTCTAACGATCAACGGGCAAGCCTTTGACTTCTCCGGCCTGCCTGACGACGCAACCATCCTAGCCGGTGAAATTCCTTGCGAGTGGATCGTCGGCCCGGTCGAGCGCATCGCCGGCGAATTGCATCTAACGCTCATCCTGCCGCACGGCCCGAACCCATCCGAGGCGGTCGCTTTCCCGCAGCCGCTCATCGATCCGCCTGATGGCGTGATTGCGCTGCCGGTCGACCCACTGCCCGCTATCGCGGAAGTCATTGATGAGGAGCCCGCCAATGTGGACGGTTGATCTTTCAAAAGTCATCACGGCCGAGCAGAAGGCGGCGGAAGCGCGCTCCGCCCTTCAGGCGCAATACTCGGCCGCTATCCAGGCGCACCTCGATGCCAAGGCGCGCGAGCGGCAATATGACGGCATCCAGACCGCCATCACCTATCGCGGTGATCCGAACCCGCAGTTCGCGGCCGAGGGCGAGGCGCTGTTCGCATGGCGCTCGGCCGTATGGACCTATTCTACGGCCGAACTGGCAAAGGTGCTCGCCGGCGAACGATCGCAGCCGAGCGTCGAGGAGTTCATCGCGGAGCTGCCGGTGTTCGAATGGCCGGCGATATAAGAACCCCTTCTTGCTGAGTTAGCACCCCGCTTCGGCGGGGTTTCTCTTTGCCATAGGGCAGACACTTCCCCCAGACAATCAGGAGACTTCAATGAGCGCTATCACCGCTCAGCAAGTTCGCGCTGCCGCAAAGGGCAAAGTGAACGAGAGCAACCTCGCGTCCGTGCTCGTGGCGCTGGACAAGTACGGCGACCGATTCGGAATGGATCGGCCGCACCGGCTGGCCCAGTATTTCGCCCAGCTCATGCACGAAAGCGGAGACTTCCGCTACGATCGCGAGATCTGGGGCCCGACGCCGGCGCAGCAGCGCTATGACACCAGGACCGATCTCGGCAACACGCCTGAGAAGGATGGCGACGGCTACCTCTACCGCGGTCGGACCGGCACGCAGTTGACCGGCAAAGACAACTATCGCCAGTTCCGCAATTGGTGCCGCGCGGCCGGTCTCGATTGCCCGGACTTTGTCAAGGATCCGGATTCGGTCAATACCGATCCCTGGGAAGGCCTAGTGCCTCTCTTTTACTGGGACACGCGCGACCTTAACCGTTGGGCCGACGAGGGCGACGCCGAGACAATCACGAGGAAGATCAACGGCGGCAAGAATGGCTTGGCTGACCGGTTTGACCGGCTTGCGCGGATTTCGCTCGTGCTGCTCGGCTACCGCGCCGACAATGTCCTACAGTTCCAGGCTGACCAGCGGCTTCAGGTCGACGGCGACGTAGGCCCGAAAACCCGCGCTGCGATGCATACGGCGCTTGTGGCGCTCACCCCGGGCGAAGCGGCGCGGCCGGAGGTCAAGGCGGCGCCGGTGACCGAGGAGAAGCCGGTCCCGGTCCCTATCACGCCACCAAGCCTTGATGCGCCGTGGTGGAAATCGAAAGAGGTCATCGTCCCGGCCGTCAGCGGCGGCGGCGCGTCGATCCTCACCGCAATCGGCGGCATCCCCTGGCAGAACCTGCTCATCCTCCTGCTCGCGCTCGGCGGCATCGCCGGCTTTCTCTACTGGCGCAAGAACGCCGATCGGAAGGCAGTGGCGAAACAGGTCGAGGGGATGGCGTGATGTTCACCCTCGTCGACATGCCGAAGCTCTTGGCCGCGCTGGCGGTCGGGATCAGCGTGGCCGGACCGGTCGCGTATTTCCAAGGCAAAGCACACCAGCGCCAGGCTATGGCCGTCGAGGCGCTGGAATCCTCCGTGAAAATCCTCCGCGAGAAAGGCGAGATCGATGCGCAAGTCTCTTCTGCTGATGCTGCCGATTTGTGCGGCTCTTACGGCCTGCCAGTCGACGAAGAGCGTGAGTGTGTGCGACGGGTTCAGTCCGCTGCGGCCGAAGCTCGAGACGACGGTCTACATCCTCCAGAACGACCGGCCATTCGCGAATGACGTCGCGGCGCATAACCGGCTGCTGAGCTCGCTCGGCTGCGGCAAGTAACCACTAATTCGGCATTGCATACGAGGGGCAGAGAATTGAGAAACGGGACCGAAGAGATGACCGCTGTAAAAGCGCCGACCTGGAAATGGGAATGGAACCTCAACACGCTGGTGATCCTGTTTGGCTTCGCCGGCGGCCTGATCGCTTGGGGAGCCGTTTGGGAACGCGTCAACGCGAACCAGGATGCTCACGCCAACGCCCTCGACCGGCTCGATAAGCGAATGACGGCCGCGGAGGTCTCGCTCCGCCAGCTCGATAATCATGAGCTTCGTATCTCCGGGGTGGAGAAGCAGGCCGCAGAGGCGGCTACCTCAATGCGCGCCGTCGAGAGCACGCTCAACGCCCTTGCGGCCGACATGCGCGTAACGCGTGAGATCCTGCAGCGGATCGAGGCCAGCCAGCGAGACGGCGCGCAGCTGCGATAAAAGAAGGCAGCCTTGTTAAAAAAGTTCATTTGATTTTTAGAAATGAATTCCTATTTTGTTCTTGTGGGCAAGCGCCAGAACCACTCCGAGTCACCTACGAGGTGGCAGCATCCTAGCGATGTGCACCAGGAGCTGGGGGCCCACGCCCTTCTTCCTTGAAACGTCTGACGAACTCAACGAACTCTTCCTGCTCGTCGTTGAGTGGCGTCTTGCCAAAAGGCGGGATCAGCGTCAGGCCGCAGTGCAGCCTTTGGCCCATTTGTTTCAATAGCCTTGGGGTCAGAATTCGGCCGTACCTTTGTTCGCAAAAGCCATAGCCGTTCGGCTCAAGTGCATTCCAAACAGCACTTGTGAACACGTCCGCAAGCTGCAGCCCAGCCTTGTTGCTGTGATTTTCCACCGCAATGTCACTCGGGTCCAAAACGGACCAGTTGATGGATCTAACCGGGCGCATCAACTCACGCCCATCGCGCATTAGCTCGAGATATTCGCGCATCACGTGGTAATCTGTCCCGCGCCTTCTAGAAAAGACAACGGTGAGATGAGCTTGATCATCGTGTTCCAGCGCTGCCTTCTTGCGGCAAGCGGCTGTCAATCGTTCTAAGAGGTAACGCGTCAGGTAGTTGTAAAGATATTGCTTTTGCTTGAAGATTTCTCTTTTAGGATGTGTAAGTAGCGTCACTTTATTGGACGCGACCAAGCATGCCCCGATGGGCTTCTGCGCTAACATCAGGCAGGCTTGGACGCGTTGTTCGTGTTTCAGCAGTTGAAAATGAAGATCACGAGTTTTCTTCTTTGGAAACTGATCCATGATCTCATCTCGCCACATCGGAAGGTGCCTATCATCCTCCTTGGTGACTAGAAGCGCTCCGATCGCAAACCACGACGATTGTGCCGTCGGTCCAGCGCCGGCCAGTTTTCCGAACCCTTCATCCCCAGCCTCGTCGATGTAGGCAACATAACGGACGACCACTCGCCCCACCTCAGTAAATCATCCACCCTCTTACAACTTACGGCATCTATCAGAGAATCAAGCCGTGCAACAGACTCGCGGTTTGCGCTCTCTGGCGCGCAGCTACAGCGCTGATTTGCATGATCATGCAATTGCGCACTGCGCGTTGGCCTGATCTGATCTCGGCATGAGCACGAAACTTGAAGACTTGAAGCTTAAGCCATACCTCCTCGCCGAGCTAAACCAGCTGGGATATGAGGTGGTCGGAGACATGCAGCACCTGTCCGACGCCGAAGCGCTAAGGATACCTGGAATGGGTGGACGGGCCTGGCGGAAGATTGCCAAAGCTCTTGGGCGAGACGACCCATTTCCTAGCCGTAAGAAGCCTGGATAACTCCACATTATGCCTCTTCTACACCGTCCAGCAGGATCTTCAGCGTCCGGATAATGTCGGCCGCGTCCAAAAGCGCGTCCCGTATCTCGGCTGAAGAGAGGCTTTCAGCGCGAGCCGCGGCGACTTGTAAATCAATCACCACATCCTTCGCGCGGTGGTTGCCTCTTATGCCGGTCTGCTCGCGCATGTCGCGTATCGTGGCAACAGACCGGTTAAGCAGCCGCTTAACCTCGAACGGAGTGAGCTTGTCTGCTTCGTTTGCGGCTCTGATCAGCTCAGCAATGAAGTCGGTGGTGAGGCTCATCGGTTGGCATGCTGGATCATTGTTGGGGAAAACACAAATTGTGACTCGCGACTCATCCGCCCTCCTGTCTGAAATCTCAGCGGAGGTGCGTCATGTCGCTAGCATTTTTTGCCAGAAATGCCCGCAGCGCCGAGCGTGCTCGTCAGAGAATGCAGCGTGAGGGGGTAACCATGAGCGGCGCAAGACTCTGGACGGGCGAAGAGAATGCGGTTCTACGGCAATGTTTCCCGAACAACGAGATAATGATGCAGGCGCTGCCTCACCGAACTCGAGTAGCCATTCGACTCCAGTGTCGAAAACTGGGTCTCACGACGTCAAGGCATTCTTGGATGGCCTCGGAAATCTCGCTGCTGAGGCGGCTTTACTCTCGCGCTTCCAAGCAAGAAGTTATGGCGGCGTTTCCTGGCCGATCGTGGTCATCAATCCAAAAGTGCGCGAATTATTATGGGTTCCGGCGCGATAGAAAGCCTTACGTGAAACTTGGCGTGGACGCGTTGGACGCCCTTCGGCAGAAGTGCTTTGAATGCAATATGGTGATGCGTGATCTCGACGAAATTGTCGGCTCGAAGGCCTACTTCCGCAAGGCCAATTGGCTTGCCAACGGCGGGGTGGATCATAAAAGGGTCGCAAAGGCGGTCGAGGCGCTAGGCGGCAAAATCGTCGCCGTTTGGCCAAAGGACGAAGGATAGACTACCAACGAGTATTCCATCTCTCTCAATGCTAGGCAGAGCCTCAGCCGTACCGCTCGGCTGTGTCAAGACCGTCTGGGCGTGCCGCCAACTTTGTCCAGCTCCTTGAGCGTCCGGCATAGCTCCCATGCGATTTCCTTTTTCATTCTCAGCCGCGCTACGACGTCCGCCTTTTTCTGCCCTTCGCCATCCTGCGTCAGTGCCGCGAAGGAAATCCGAAAGATTCCTTCCTCCTCGCCTATCTCGGTGAAAAGGTCGACGTGCAACGGCGGCGAACCATTGTCGATGATGACAACGACGTCGTCAGGGCCGGAGCCGATACGTACTTTGCCGACGCTCGCCATTTGACCCTCCATCCGATCGAAGGTTGAAAGCATAAGGGATATCGCTTATACGATCAATAAGCGATATCGTTTATGCGCGAACGGAGGTCGGTTTGACTCACTTTCCGATATCGAATATTCCTCGCCGCATGGGGCGGCCTCCATTGAAAGTGAAGCCTATACTTGTGCGGCTGCCGGAGGGCATGCCCGAGCGCATTGACGCGCTCGTCGGCAAGAACAAGAGGGCGGAATTTATCCGCCAGGCTGTCGAGGCTGAGCTTAAACGACGCGAGAGTGCCCAGAAGGACGAATAGCTCATCGTGATGCGCTAGCGCTCTCACGTGATTGCTTCAACCGCACTTTCATGCTGTTCCCAGGCGGAGCAAGCACGATAACTTTGATGTCAATTAAGCCTGTGTCGCCGACCCATATCTCATACAATTCTGCGGCGATCGGGATGTCCTTCGATAACAAATCACGGTTCAGCTCCGCCGCGAGCTCCCGGTCCAAATATCCTACGTGCCACTTTTGGGTTCCGACCTGCCCGTGGACCGCAATGGCATTGCGATCGTGCACATTGTCGGGCTGAGGCTCTAACGTGACGCCATAAAGCTGGCCAAAACGCTCCGCGTTCCTTGCTGCCTCCGCGAATGCCGCCGCGTTCGCGAACCTGTGCCGAACTCCTACGACGCTCTCGACGATTGTAGTTTGAACCCACTTGCCATCCGGCGCGTACCGATCCTTGGCAAACCTGCCAGGCTTTGCTGAAGGCAACGCAACCTTCACGATCGGCTTGCCACCGCCTGTGCCGAATAGCCACTGCCAGAATCCCAT